ACATAAAATTCTATATTGCCGCTTTGAAAACGCCCCATTTCATCATCAACATACAACATAGACTCTTCTTCAATCAAATGGAAATTGTCAGGTAATTTTTTATTATCAATGAACTCATCAAAACGCATTTTTTTATATCTGTTTCTATTGTAGCAAAAAACAAACAAACCATTAGGTTTTAAGATCCTTGATATCTCATCCATCACATTGTCAAAAACTTCATAATAGTAAGGATTTTTAGTGTCTTTTGCACACAAATTAGAATTTGGCAGGGGCTTCCCATACAAACCAGTATATGTAATACAAACCTTGTCAACAAAACCTTCTTTCAAAGGAACTCTCGCATCAAAAGTATTTTTATTAGCAATTTCTTCCGGCACTTCTCCTCTTGGGGGGTTCAGTAGTACTATATCAAAATAATTATCATGGTAAGATGTGTTTTGAGCGTCTTCATAAGACCAATAATCAACATGCTCACAAATATCTCCCTCCCATTTTATTTGATCATTTGAATATAATGTCCCTTCAAAACCAAGTTCTTTGATACGTCCCGATGAACCTGTTCCAGACATTATATCCAAGAAATTACCTTCCTTTGGCAAAAATTGCATGATCATTGATAGGGCTTTTATGCTATAATAATGGTATCCCTTTAGTATCTTTGTACCCAAATAAGTAGGGACTTCCTCTTTTGTATCAACTTTTATCATTATTCCTCCTCTTCCGCACCTTCTAGTGCTATGTAATATACTTCTCCATTTGATATTTCTGATTCTCCAGTCAGACCCCCTCCTAATGGATCATACCCTTGAAAATAAAGGTTAGGAGGCCCGTCGTTATACCACTCATCTGGATAATCCAAATGCGAATAAGAAATATCTTTATCAACAACTTTTAAATACACCTCATTTTGTGTACTAGGAGGCAGATCCCACTCTAAAAGATGATACCCAAGCCCTCCATCTATTTCATATTCTGCTCCATCAACTACTAAATAGTAGTGAGCATCTTCGGTTCTATAAGTAACCCACATCTCTGTATCACAATCTACTATTTCAAGTTTACTATAATGACCACCGTCTGACTTGTATTGCAATTCTATAGAATTTATATCTGGTGGTATTAAAGCAGTAGTAGTCTTCCACGTATAATAATCGTGATAATAATCAGGATAATCAGGATCTTGAATAGTTTCAACTGTAGGCTCACTCATATTAGATTGTGAATTTATAGTAATTGTCCCCACCGTGACATCCTCACCCCCACTTAGCTGAACTGTTATCCACGGTGTGAAAGAACACTCCCCGGTAGCACTATTATAATTTATGGACTCGACTTCACAACTCATCTCTTGTGAATTTCCTGCAAAAGCAGATACAAAAGACTGAAATCTTTTTGGCCATACCTGTATTCTTGGTTTTGTAGCCCAATAGCCATTCAAAACCTTATTTTCTCCATGTTTAGCTTCTCCGAAATCAATCTTCTTCAAAGACTTTACTTTTCTGTGTTCACCAATTGATGGAAACCATCTATAAAATTCAATATCACCATCATCAATATAACAATAGTCTAATAAGTTCTCGCCCTGCACAGCCCCTATTGTAATACTGGACGTAGCATGTATTTGTCCCCCATCAATTTGTGTATAGTCCTCAGGACTGTTCCAAAAATTGACAATTCCATAAAACTCACATCTGCCCGGTTCCAAAAGCACATAATGATCAGTTTCTGAAGTACCCATGTATATCATAGGATGATTTGTGTCTATGTACATGCCATCCCATGTATGTTTTACGTCGTCCCAATCAGCATCAGGCCCTGTATACTTTAGCTCAGGTCCATCAATTTCCCATCCATTCTCAAGAAATGTTTCAGATACTATGTATCCAGTAATCAAAACACCCATATCAGCAGCAAGGGCAGATAAATATCCAACACTAATATATTCTGCTGTCAAAGAATCTAGTGCCAAATCTTCCCATCCTACCTTCAAAGTAGTGGCACATGCTTCTTCTGACCACTCAGATGTGTTTCCGGATTTGTCTGTGGCCCTTACACTATAGCAATATGTTTGCTCCACTTCCAATTCATTATCAGTTGTGAAAGTGCCTTTTTTGTTTCCTATATTTATCCAATCTCCCCCTTCCACTCGTCTTCTTAATTCATAGTAATCAATGTCTGCTGCTTCATTAGTATCAGGCCAGTCTCCCTCATTCCAATGGATACCCATTACTTTGTACCCTGGAATCAACTTGGTGATATCTGGAGTATCAGGAGGCTCGCTGTCACTACATGTTATATGCTGTACTTCCAATGACCAAGGGCCTTTCAGCATAGCTGTAGAAGCAACAGATAATGCCCTTACTCGAATACCATATGTTTCATTGGTAGAAATACTTTCCCATGTGAATGTATTTTCATCTGTTTCAAAAAAAGAAGTAGAATATATGGGATCATTTACGTAATCCCTTTTTTCTATTTTATAGTGAGAAAAATATGGATGATTCTCTGCTTGGGTGTTCCATGTGGCAGTCATTGTAGCTATTTTGCCTTCACAATAAGACGTGACCTCTAGTCCCTCTACTTGAGGAAGGAAGTCACCTATACCACTCAAATCTATTTGTGCTGTATCTATATCTGCATTCTCAGATTCATTTCCAGAGGTATCAACGGCCTTTATCATGTAAAGGAATTCTCCCTCCTCCCCATCCTCAGGAATACTCTCAGCGGCTGAAAAACCTATAATCTCGCTCAATCTTATTTCAGCATTTTCCCAAGTCTGTTCATCTGCGGGGACTTCACTTGATACCCTTCTTATTTGATAGTGAGATAAATCAATGTCACTCACTTCATTCCAAGCAAACAATACATCTCTTAAAGAAGGATCATACGTAGCCGTAAAACTAGACACATCAGCAGGAAGAGCCATCTTTCCCAATATCTGGACAACAGCAGTATTATCACCTGTATCAGTAGGACCACTGTCTAGTTTTGTGACATATATTTTATACTCATTTTGTATAGACAAGAAAGTATTGCCTATATGCATTGATGTATTTGTAGTCTCTCCTACTTTTACAGCTCCAGATGTATTGTCTTCTTCTTGGTATGTAATATCTACCAACCACACTGCCCAATTGGAACTCGTATTGTCTATAGCTGGATACCAGGATACTGCTACATTGCTTTCGTAAGAACCATCATTAGCATAAGACAAAAACTCTTTAGCAGTAACACCAACTGCTAATTGATCATAAACAGGAGGATTCTCCGGTACTACAAATCCACCAGGTTCATAAATATCTGGCACGTACTCAAGACAAGATATTTTTCTCGTGTTGTCTTGCGCCCTTGAGATATTGATAATTCTGTACAACTTTTTTGCTTTGCTTTTGACACCAAACAAAAACAAATCACCAGCATCAGGAGTACTATCAAACGAAGTCAAAAGATTAAATTCATTATCATATTTGCTTTCTGAAATTGTTTCTACGTCATGTTCCTCAATACTGCCATCAAGAAGACGAACAAGAATCACATACGCAGTCCCAGCTTCTACAAACACATCTATATCTAATTCAACATAACTGCTGGAAGCATGAACGATTCTGCCTCCGTAGGACTCTTTGTAATGAGGAATCTCATGCTGAAAATAAACAAGATCACCAACTGTACATGCAAAAGAATCAATATCAGCCTCAAATTCAACTGTGCGTATCAAATACCTGTTTGATTTAAGAAGATATACAGCTTCTTGCAAAGCTCTGTCTCTACTGATAGCAGCATTGTATTTGATATTTGTTTTCTTGGGTAATTGATCACTTGTTTTGAAATCTTCCAAGAAGGCAGACACAATTTGATTTGAAAATCCTCTGTCTGGATCTACATAGGTAAGCTCTACAACATTTGCTCTGTCTTTAAATGGTAAATATTGATATGAAAAAGTCTCTTTTAAGATATTGCCCATAGTGAACATATGAGCTGGAGCTATATCTACGTCTTCAGGCTTATCAATAAATACACCTATTTTTGTACCACGGCGTACTATTGAGGCTCTTCCTATCCTAGCAATTCTTTGAGCATTCTCCCAAATAGTTGCTTGTGCATCTAAAACTATTCCAAACTTTGATTCAGTCTCAGCTTCCAGAGCATCGCAATGAGTAGCCCACTCCTCGAATTCTTCATACAATAATTTTTGAGCAGCAATTCCATGATGCACATTTAAAAAGTGATATGTAGCCCAGGCTGGATTTGTAGCTGATTTTGTCTCTGTAGTGCCTGTATATGGATTGGTAATGGGCAAATTGAGCTTCTTAACAATACAAGACATACTTGGCTGACTGCCAGACAATTGATCAGTAGCCAGAGCCTTGATTCCATATTTTGCTATACCTGGATAAGATAGATCCTCAGCAATACTTTCCTTTAAGACAGACCATTGAATAGTCCGTTCTTCTCTATGATCATCATCAGAATCAGCAGTGGTTTTTGTAACATATACTTCATACTTATTAGGAGGAAGATCAGATACAGATTTAACAATCTGCAATTTTTCTGTAGAGGCTGCCTCAAAACTTGCCGTTCCAATTAAGGTCCAAGAAGTCAGAGGATTTCCTTCATCATCTATAGCTCTGTAGTACACTTCAGCTTCAGCAGTTCTGGTATCTAATCCTCCTTTATCATTGGCATAATAAATGCCATAAGGAGCACTTATTACAACCTCAAGACTATCTATATTATCCCCTAAAGTCTCTACTGTACTGGTTTCTCCCTGGGATAACATAAAAGACAAATTTTGCTGATGAACAATCTTATTGAAGTTAGGAATGATTTCATCATTCAAAGTGCCTAGTCTTTCATATACCTGCACGTCTTTGAAATTGGTCCAGGGTTGCTCATTTATTCTAATATCAGTGATATCATCAACCGGACCCTCACCTACAGACAACAATATATTCAAAAATTCTTTTGATTTTTCCTGCTCACCAGATTCATTTGTAACAGTGATGAATTTATTGATTACCTGACCGGCTACTTTATGCTCACCATAAATAACAGGTATAGGATGTCCTTCTGCTTCAGTAGGCCGTAGAGGCCCCCAAGAGTACGTGGGAGAATTGGATGAGTTTCCATCTGCTTCGGGGGTTTCATATCCTCCAGTTATAGCAGATGCCAGCATATTTATGCCAAATCCTATAGCAACTGTTACAGCCACATAGGTCACTGCTGCGGCCATTGCTGCTGCTATAACTGATGTTGATTTTAACGCAGTCCAGACTGCTGCTGCGGCATACCCAGCCTCCATTTTTGCAGATATTGATACTATAGAACCCTCATCTGGATATACAGTATCCCAAGGACTGTTTACTGGTTGTCCATTCACAGCAGCAACAGGTGTTACTCCTCTTAAAAAAGGTACATTGCCAATATAATCAGCTAGTGATTTATCAGGATCATAATCTACTACCTTCACAGTCCTGTTTTCTGGCTGGACAGGATTTTGAATAAAAACAAATTTTATTTTATTCTCCAACATACTTGTAAAACCCCCTAAACCTCATTTTCCAAGAAGGTGAATTGACTCTATCAACAAGCACACCATTATTGGTCACATGCAAAAACTTTCTATTTCCTATGTGAACTCCCAAGTGCTGCACAAAGTACTCATCTGCTTTCAATACAACAAGACAAGGGACTTCAGGAGCAGTCAATTTCTCCCATTCTGGCCTTGAAGCTGTCATTTGCTTGCTGATTCTTTCACACGCTTTTGCACTGATATTATAATCAGGCAATTCAATTCCATGTCTTCTGTAGACTTCTAAAACAAGGCCCCAACAGTCGTAACCATCAGGACCCCTGCCACCATCCATATAAGGTTTTCCTATCAAATCAGAGCACTTCATAACCACCTACACGTAAAAACCCATAGAACCAACACCAGGGAAGCCGCCAAACCGCATTTGATTGCCCAATTCTCGGCATCTTTCAAAAGTCCTGTTGCATTCTATTTCGGGACCTTCGTAGCCACACAATGGGCCTTTAAACTCCTCATAACGGCAATGCCCTTTGAGGTAGAAATTTTGAGGGGATCTGTAGTTGGTGAAGTTTTCTGCCCCCAAAGAAAATTTGATAGTGTTATTATAGTCTATTGAACAATCAACAATCTCAAACGTTTCTTTGAACTCTGGTACACTCAGATCTAAATGGTCTGAGTGAACCATTATAACATCAACAGCAAGACCAATTCCACCATCATTTTCTTCTATTATAGGAGTCAATCTTCTTTCTATATCTGGAACATTAAGATCTACTGTGGGAAGTTCTCCCTCTTTTGATTCTGTGATTTCTCCTACTTCAAATGGGTATGGCAGCCATGTATACCCATTCCAAATAACACTTTCATTATTCTTGCACACACGTACATGATCTGTTTCAGTGATATAAAAATCTAAAAGAACCAACCATGCGCCTGTAGAAGTCAGTTTATTGCTTTCCTCCCTTGCTTCAGGAGACATATCTATAGGTGACATTACAACTCCTCCAAATTTATTGTCACAGACCACCATCCATCATACCCAGGCACTTTCGGGTGAATAAGTGTAAAATCTAATTCATCATCAGTAAAAACTACTGTGAAATTTTCATCTGTCCATGGATGTGTCCATAGTATTGATGAGGCATTGTACTCATCAAAGAAGTTTTCCAAAATAGCTTTCTCATTATGGGTCAATGTGTGATATCCTGTCTCATCCCAAATCAATTGAAACTTTTTTCTCTTACGAGTAAAAGTATTTCTTACCACTGGTTGACCATTGGCAAAATCATTTTTGATTCTGTTGGACATTTTTTGTTCTGAAATATCAGACGGCTTTTTACTGATAGGCCAAACTACATCTGCCATAACACCCTCCTAAGACTTCTTCAAAGTCCCTTTCAAATTCTTTCCAAAATTGTTTTTGTTTTTATTGGCAGCATTGAGTACCACATCAAGCACCCATTTTTCACCATCAAATTTAGGCCCTTTTTGTTCAGCATCAGCATCTTTTCCAGTCTTATTTATTACATTGACTGCTACATTGGGAGGCTCATTGCCTCCTTGATTTACATTGATACTTTTGCCCAAAGCGTTCAACTGCCCTTCTGTAAATACAGTCTCACCCTTTTGTAAAATGGCCGGATATTCATCCTTGGCTAAACTTTTGATACCATCATGCATTCTCTTAGCACCGTCAAACACAGCAGAGGATACAGTTTTTGTTGGCAGACTGTCTTCGCCTATGACACCACCACTGTGAGCCGTAGGGCCAGCCATTGCAAAGGGAGATACATCAGCTCCCATTGTAGGGGATTGTGCTGGACCACCACCAAACATACTACCACCTAACATATTGGCAAACATACCAAGAAAACTTCTAGTGACTGATTGAGCCAACATATTAGACATTTCTTCAAGAACTGATTTGGCAAATGATTTAAAGGCATCAGAAGCACTTTGAGAACCCATGATAAAATCAGAGAAAGCATCATTCCAAGAATCTTTAGCCACTTTCGCAGCGTCAGCAGTATTCTCAGCCCATGTTTTTGTATCTTCTTTATACATATCACTGAAATCTCTAAGACCAAGCTTAGTTTTTTCCCAAAAAGACCCATGAGCTTCAATCTTAGCATCAGCCGCTTCTTTTTCAAGACGCTTGAGTTCATTATTAGATCTACGTGAATAAGCAACCTTTTCCAATTCAACTCTCTTATACGCTGCTAATTCTTTTGCTGTTGATTCTCCATAAAAGTCCTCAAGAGCCTTCAACTGCGTTTCATAACTATCAAGTTTTCTTTCCCTGTACATTCTCTCAGCATCTAACTTGGCTCTGGCAGTCTCATAGGCAAGTTCACTTTCTCTTTCAAGGTATCCCTGGACCCCAGCACGATTGCTCTCTATTATCTTAAACCTTTCTTTCTCTTCTTCTATCCCTGCAAGAGAAGCTTCACGTTGTAAATCAGCAAGGGATCTTTCTCTGCTTGCTATGGCTTCAATCTGGTCTAGTTTTGCTTGATTATATTCATTGGAAGCTTCCTTTGCTGATATTTCTGCCTCTTCCTTTGCGGCAATAGCCTCACTCAACTTCTCTTCATTATTATATTCTTCCCTAATTACATCTACAGCATCTTTTCTCTCCTGTAATATCCTTTCTTGTACCTGGAGATTATTCTTGGCCATTTGCACTTCAGCTTGAGCCTCAGTCAAATCACCACCAATAACTTTGCTCTCTATCTCCACTGTTGCTTTACCTTGATCCCTTTGAATCTCCTCAATACGCTCATTGACTTTTTCAATTCTCTCATCAATCTCACTGATAATATCATCAGTCAGTTTTTCCTCAATAGCAAGATTGGAGGCTGCATACTCTTTCTTTCTATCGAGCAACTTGCCATAATTCTTGGGAGAAGGATCATCTTCATATCTTTTTTGGGCAACGTCTAATTCCTTTTTAGCGTACTTTTTCTGTATCTCAAGAGCCTCAATTGAACCTTCCTCAACTTCAATCAATGCCTTCTTTCGTGCATTTGAGATTTGAGTCAGCCACTGACTATAAACATCTTCTGTGTCATCATTTTCTTCTTTTAAACTCTCCAAATACTCTTTGGCACGCTTTCTCATCTGATCCTTTATCAGCTTGTCTGCTTCCTCTTCAGTCTTTCCTAACTCGTTAATAAGAAAAACTCTAAAATCCTTCATATCATCTTTTATAGTTTTTATTTCATCAGCAAAATTCATTTTGCCCATAGCAGACATGCTTTTATAAGCCTGAGCAAATGCAACATCAAGCTCTCTAAGTTCCTTTGCCAGATTGAACGTGGTATTGATTGCTTTTATTTGCTCTGTAGAAATTTCAGAAGTCCGATCTACATACAGCTTGAATTCATCTATAGGCAGAGCAGCTTTAAGGATCTCATTCACGGTTGTAAATTTAGTACCATTTACAATAGCGTCAACAAGAGCCTTGGAAGCTTTCTTCTGTATGCGCTCAAACTCAGCAGTTTCTTCCTTCAAACTATTTAAAGTACTTTCCTGCTCTTTAGTCAGTTCTTCATTTTCACTAAGCTCG